AGCGAAATCAGATATTCCCGATTTTGATGACATGGTGGCCTCTAGTGGTGTTGCGGTAAGCGACCCCATTCGTGATGCCATTTTGGAGAGTGACGTAGGCCCACAAATCCTATACCACTTAGCCAAAGAGGACGATCTTGCAAAGAAGATAGCCTCAATGTCGCCATTTGCTGCGCTACGAGAGATTGGAAAGTTGGAAGCCAAATTTGAGACGCAAACTCAAACGAGGCAGAGTAATCCTGTCGGTAAGAGTAAAGCACCACCACCGATTAGCCCGATTCGGAATGCTGGAGGCGCTAAAAACGCAGAAATTGGCTCTGACGGTCAATTTCATGGTAGTTATCAAGCGTGGAAAGAAGCCCGTAAGGCTGGTCGAATTCGATAGTTTTTATTTAAGGAAAAATCATGGCAAACAATTTGCTAACCATTTCCAAGATCACCAACGAAGCGCTGATGGTCTTGGAGAACGAACTTACGTTCACAAGTGAAGTAGACCGCAACTATGACGACCAATTTGCCGTTGTTGGTGCAAAAATCGGTAACACCGTTAACGTCCGTAAACCTGGTCGTTTTATCGGTACAACTGGCCCCGCATTGAACGTTGAAGATTTCAACGAGACATCGGTTCCTGTTACCTTGTCCACTCAGTTCCACGTTGATACCCAGTTCACCACTCAGGACTTGGCTCTGTCTCTGGATATGTTCTCGGATCGTGTGCTGAAGCCCGCCGTTGCTGCAATCGCCAATAAGATTGACCGCGATGGTATGGTTATGGCTAATCTGAACACCGCGAACATTGTTGGCACTGCCGGTACGCCCCCCACTGGTCTGATTACTTATCTGACCGCTGGTGCATACTTGGACAGCGAAGGCGCTCCCCGTGACGGTCGCCGTTCGGTCATCATTGAGCCATTCACCTCTGCAACTATCGTTGACAGCCTCAAGGGTTTATTTGTACCCCAAGAAGCCATCGGCGAACAGTATCGCAAAGGCTTGATGGGTCGTGATTCGGCTGGATGCAACTGGAAATTGGATCAGAACGTTGTTAGCCAAACCTTTGGTTCGTGGTCTGCAAACACCATTGCAGTTAACGTGACTACAGCAACCGGCTTCCTGACTTCTGGTTGGGCTTACAGCAGCACTCTGTCTATGGCTGCATCGTCTGCCTCGACTCTGAATGCTGGCGATGTGTTCACCATTCCTGGTGTGTTCGCCGTTAACCCCCAAAACCGTCAATCGTACGGCAAACTACGTAATTTCGTGGTTCTTGCTACTACGACTGTTGGAACGGGCGCTACCAGCGTTCAAGTATCGCCTGCGGTTATCACTGCCGGTCAATTCCAAAATGTCAGCGTAACTTCTAGCGGTTCGCAAAACATCACAGCGTTTAACAACACTGGTGTTGCTTCCCCGCAAAATCTGATGATGCACCGCAATGCGTTTACGCTTGCAGTCGCTGACTTGGAATTGCCTGATGGCGTTCACTTTGCTGGTCGTGCAAGCGACAAGGAAATCGGTCTGTCTATGCGTGTTGTGCGTCAGTACACCATCAATAACGACTCGATTCCTACCCGTCTTGACGTTCTTTATGGCTGGGCTCCACTCTATCCTGAGTTGGCCTGCCGTATCGCCTCCTAATTGGACAGGGGGGGAGAAATCCTTCCCGTTCATTAACTTTTTTTAAGGAAACTTATCATGGCAAATCCAGGCCCAGCAGTAACCATTTCTGCTCATCCCCAAGGTGCTACCACTGGCACAACCTTGCGTCTTATTGGCACGGTTAAAAACGTGACCGCTAACGCTATCGGCAACTATGCTATCCCCGTGGTTAACTCCTCGGTTTATCTGTTGCAAAGTCTTATCGTCACCAATCTGAACAATGCAGGCGCTGCTGTAACGCCTACTGGTTTGGCAATGGGTGTTGCTACTACTTCTGGTGGTTCTAGCCTATACGGTGCAATTACTGCGGCAAACCTGAGTACCCCTCCAGGCGTGTCGTTGGTTGCCCCTACTGCATCGACTACTGGTAACACAGTACAAAACCTGTACTTGAATGTGACCGCTGGACTGACTACTGTCGTTCCTGGCGCTACGTTTGACGTATATGTTTACGGCTACGACTTTAGCGTACCGTTCTAAACTGATGTAAAAGAAAGAGGGCCATCTCTGCAAGGGGGTGGCCTTTTTTCGTTACAATTTAAACACCTTTACAAAGGAAATCAAAATGTCAAATTCACAAGCAATTGGCGCAGCATATCTTGACCAAGATATCATTGATGCCAACTATTCTTTGGTTAATTCGGTGACAGGCCAAATGGGTTACACCACAGGCAGCCCAACAATTGCAGTTAGTTCTGTTACCCAAGCAACTAACAAAGCAACAGGCGTAACCATCAACGCAGCAGCAGGACAAATTGTTACAAGCAATGCGGCCCTGGCAGCAGGCGCTGAAGTTGCATTTGTAGTCACAAACAGCGCAGTAAGTGCTTATGACATCCCCGTCATTGCATTGGCATCTGGTGCAACTACTGCTGGAACTTACCTTTTGTCGATTGCAACAGTCGCCAATGGTTCGTTTACTGTTGTAATTTCTAATGCAAGCGCAGGCTCTTTGAGCGAAGCCCTGACACTTAATTTTGGCATCATTCACGTTGCTCAACTTTAATCATGGCAAACACAACTGTCCTGCGAGTGGTTGGTAAAACAACCGCTATCTCTGTGACAGCATCTTCTACAACGGCAACATCTATAGATGACCAAGTAAACGATCAAGTTAACTACGCATCGTTTCTAAACACCGGCGCAGTCGCCGTTGCGGTCAAATTAGGTGATGCCAATGTGGGCGCTGCTGTGTTGCCGGTGTCTGGTACACCTGGCGACTTTTTGCTTCCTGCTGCAATGACATTTCCCATTGTGCTGGCTTGCCCAACTGTCCCTTTCAATGTTCGCATGATTGGTGCAGCGGCTGGCCCTTCACTTGTGTATGTAACACCTGTTGCGGATCAAAGTTAATATGTCTGACCCTGCTAAAACAATAGACCAAAACATTTTGCCAGTCCAGGCGTTGTTTAACGTTGATAAGACGTTTCAAACGTTTATTGGGCAGGGTCAGCCATTTACGGCAACAATCAGCCCCGACCAGTCGGGACTGAATATTACCAATAGCACGATTAATAGCACAACAATCGGCGCTACATCCCCAACAACGGCGGCATTTACCACCGCCACAGCGTCAAACGCTCCTGTTGGCGCGACAGACTTGGTAAACAAGTATTACGCTGATGCACTTTCCCTTGGGCTTTCATTCAAACAGCCTGTTTTATGTGCAACCACGGCAAATATTGCGCTTACCGGCCTGCAAACTATTGACGGAATCACGGTTGCAGCGGGTGATCGAGTTTTGGTTAAAAACCAAGGCACACAAGCAAACAACGGTATTTATCTTGCCGCCACAGGCGTTTGGTCACGCGCTCCTGATGCTGATGCATATTCCGAACTGGTGTCGGCCTTCCTGTTTGTGGAAAGCGGATCAACATTGGCAGGGACTGCTTGGTATTGCACAAGTCAGCCAGGTGGCACTTTAGGCGTTACTGCAATTGTATGGAGCAACTTTAGTGTTGCATCGTCTTACACCGCAGGCACAGGGTTAACCCTAGCAGCAAGTCAATTCAGCATTACAAATACAGGTGTATCAGCGGCGACTTACGGCTCGGCCTCTGTTGTCCCTGTCGTGGCGGTCAACGCCCAAGGGCAGATCACCAGTGCGACAAATACTACGATTGCCATTACAAACTCGCAAGTTTCGGGTCTTGGCACAATGTCCACCCAAAACGCAAACAATGTTGCAATCACGGGTGGATCAATTGCAGGAACGCCGATTAGCGGCTCTACGGTCGGTGGCACTACTATCACCGCCTCCACGCAATTTAGCGGCCCTGGCACGGGTTTAACAGGCACGGCAAGCGGTTTATCCATTGGAGGCAATGCAGCTACTGCAACCAGCGCCACATCTGCGACCACTGCGACCACCGCAACAAATCTCGCAAACGGGGCCGCAGGATCGGTTCCATATCAGTTGGCATCAGGCACAACTGCCATGCTTGGCATTGGTTCTACAGGGCAGATTTTGTCCGTGGTTGCTGGCTTGCCCGCATGGGGATCACTCTCAACTAGCGCGGTTACATCGTTCAGCGCAGGGACAACAGGTTTAACGCCTTCTGCGCCTGGTACTGGTGCAATTACCCTTGCTGGAACGTTGAACACAGGTAATGGCGGCACAGGACTGACAACGTTCACATCTGGCGGCGCGGTTTACGCCACATCCACTTCTGCGCTGACCACAGGCACTTTGCCGGTCGCCTCGGGCGGCACAGGGGTAACGTCAAGCACCGGCTCGGGCAATGTCGTATTGTCCACCAGCCCAACATTGGTAACGCCTATTTTGGGAACTCCCACATCGGTGACGTTAACAAACGGCACGGGTTTACCCTTAACCACAGGCGTGACAGGAACATTGCCAATTGCAAATGGAGGCACAAATGCTACAGCAACTCCAACTGCGGGCGCGGTTCCGTATGGCACGGGTACGGCTTATGCGTTTACTGCGGCAGGCACTACAGGCCAGGTCTTAACGTCCAACGCCTCGGGCGCACCAACTTGGACAACGCCATCGGGCGGCATTTCAATTACTGATGACACAACTACGGCATCGGTGCGTTATCCGTTGTTTTCGTCTGCAACAAGCGGAACGGTTACCACAGAATACACTAGTTCAACTAAACTTAAATATACGCCTTCAACAGGCGCGTTAACAGCCTCGCAACTTATAATTGCACCATAAGGAAATATCATGGGTCAACTTACATTTCAAGCAACTTTAGGCGGCGCGGTCAATCTTGCTGGCCCCAATACCGCTTCAACAACTACTTTTACATTGCCTAGCGCAGACGGTTCTGCAAATCAACCATTAACAACTAATGGCAGCGGAACGCTTGCTTTTCAAACATTACCTGTTGCTGGTGGAGGAACTGGTGCAACATCTTTGACGGCAAATAACGTTTTGCTTGGAAATGGAACATCTGCATTTCAAACGGTTGCGCCTGGAACAAGCGGCAATATTCTTACATCTAATGGCACTACATGGGCAAGCACTGCGCCTTCAGCATCAAGCAGTGGTTTGACTTTAGTTCAGACAATTAATGCTTCTACTGGTTCAGTAATAGTAAATGGATTTTCTAGTACTTACGATAACTATAAATTGATTATTACAGATATTTATAATTCGACTAATAATAATTACAATCTTGAGATGCAATTTTACATAGGTGGAACTTTAATTACTGCGTCAACTTATGCTTATGCAAATACATGGATAAATTCAAGTAGCACTGCCAATGATATTGGCGCTACAGCAAATGACACAATTAGACTTGCAAATGCACTTGGTAATACTGGTTTCAATCCATCAAATTATTTTGAAGTAGATTTTTTTGCTGTAAATGGTGCAAGTTCTTATAAGTCAGTAATGTATAACGGTGTTTATCATTATAGCGACATTACAAATAGACTTATGGGAGGCGGTACGCAAACTGGTACTTCTGGCGTATTAACAGGTGCAAAAATATTTTTTACTGGTGGAACAATGAGTGGAAAATTTCAACTTTATGGTTATGCAAAAACATAGGAAAAAATAATGACACGTTATAACTCTACATCAGAAGGCAACATTCCTTTTACTGCTGAAGAAGAAGCAGAATGGGATGCAATGGAAGCCAGACGCGCAGCAGAGCAAGCAGAATTGGCGCGTACTAAGTATCAACGTGACCGTGCTGCGGAATACCCACCGATGGCTGATTACATTGATGGCATAGTGAAGGGTGACCAAGCACAAGTACAAACGTACATTGATGCGTGTCTTGCTGTTAAAGCAAAATATCCAAAACCATGATTGCAAAATGGAAAATTCTTGAAATTTCCGTAGAAGGCGAGGCAATAACCCACGCCAAATATCACGTTTTGGCGACTGATGACACAAATGTAGTGGAAACTGAGGGAGATTGGCAGTTTGACAAGTTCAACGTCCAAACGCCTTATGCTGAAGTTACAGAGCGACAAGTGATTCAATGGATCAAGGATGGAGCAACGCAATACGGGCAAAATGTAATAGAATCACGGCTAGAGGAACAATTGGCGCTTCTCAGTAAGACGAAATCTGTTGTGCCTCCGTGGAAACCGCCTGTGTTTACCTTGGAGCAACAATGGCACAGCCAATCGACATAGTATCAAGAGCATTAAAAGACATCGGCGCGTTAGAGGCCGGTGAAACGCCTACGCCCGAAGCGGCGCAAGATGCGTTTGAAATGCTTAATGATATGTTAGATCAATGGTCTAACGAAGATATGATGGTCTACAACTTCACGGAAATTATTTTTCCCGTGGTTGGTGGACAGACCCAATACACCATTGGCCCAGGCGGGTCTGTTGGATCAAGTTTTACCGGCTCAATCACCGGCAACATCCTGACAATCACAGCTATTGCCTCGGGCGCAGTTACGTTAAACCAAACCCTATCTGGCACAGGAATTACCCCAGGCACTAGCATTGTGTCGTTTATCAGCGGCTCTGGTGGTAACGTGCTAGAGGTTGGAACGTACCAAGTCAACATTTCGCAAACGGTTGCAAGCACGACAATTACAGGCTACTACCAAAAACCTTTGCGCGTCAATTCGTCTTTTGTACGGATTAACACAACGTCCAACGGTCAGCCAATTTATGGCGGTGGCCTTGATTACCCTATTGCTGTTCTAACCCTTGATGACTATTCTTTGATCGGACTAAAAAGTCTGAATGGCCCGTGGCCCAAGGCTTTGTATTACAACCCTGGAGATACATTGGGAAATCTGAGTGTTTGGCCTAATCCTGCCCAAGGCGAGATGCACTTGTTTACAGACACAATCTTTGCTCGATTTACCACAATGTACGACATCATGCGAATCCCACAGGGTTACGTTAACGCGCTGCGCTGGTGTCTTGCTGAGCGCCTTATGCCTATGTATGGCAAGGCAAGCCCCGTGCAAATTGGCATGATTCAAAAGTTTGCAGGCGAAGCCAAGGCGACAATCAAACGCACCAATATGCGTCCGCAGATGGTTTCTCGCTATGCAGATGCTTTGCTAACAGGACGTTCTAAAGACGCTGGCTGGATTTTGACCGGCGGCTTTTTGCGTTAAAGGACTGTCATGCCCGAATTCGGATTTGTCGGCCCAAGTTACGAAGCACCCTCGATTTATCAAGAATCGCAGGAGTGCATCAACTTTTTCCCCGAAGTTGACCCGCTTAAACAAGGCGGCGTTCGGGGCGTTGTGGCGCTTTATCCAACACCAGGCTTAACCCTTGAAGCGGTGCTAAACAATGCCGAAGTGCGCGGATTGCGTACTTTGTCGGGCGGCAGTCAAATGATTGCAGTTTGCGGCTCCTACGTTTACGTTTTTACGTCAAACCTTTCTGCCACTGTGGTCGGCATTCTTAATTCGTCTACGGGTCGTGTTGGCCTATCTGACAACGGAATTAACGCTTACATTGTGGACGGAGCCTATCGGTACACATGGCGCATTTCCAGCCCCGCAAACGCTGTTTTTACGGGCTCTATCAGCGGGACAACCCTGACTGTTACGGCAGTCAGTAGCGGCACAATTACGGCCCACCAATCACTAACAGGCATTGGTATTACCGCAGAGACAGTGATTACGGCTTTGGGATCAGGCTCGGGTGGGGTTGGCACTTATACAGTAAACCTTTCCCAAACCGTGTCAGCAGAAACAATGACTTCTGCTGCGGTCGGCGCTCGATTTACCGCAACGATTGCAGGAACAACGTTGACCGTTCTTTCAGTCGCAAGCGGGACTATTTACCTTGGTCAAACCCTGCAAGGCGCAGGCATTACCCCTGGCACAATTATTAAAGCATTGGGTACAGGTACGGGTGGAGCGGGGACTTATACAATAAGTACAGCCCATACAATTGTGACCGGCATCACAATGTATGCCTTAAATTTCAGCGTTTTGCCAAGTTCAGACGGCGCTTTTAGCGGCGGCACATCGGTAGACATTGTGGACAATTACTTTGTTTACAACAACCCAGGCACTCAGCAATGGGGATCGTCTGACCTGTTAAGCCCGATTTCTTCATCTACGTCTTACGCGCTCAAAGACGGTGCGCCTGACAAACTGATCGCCCTTATTGTTGACCACCGCGAAGTTTATTTGATGGGCGAAGCATCGTCTGAAGTTTGGACGGACGTTGGCGCAGTTCCTTTCCCTTTTCAACGTATCCCTGGAACATCTACCCAGCATGGTATTGCTGCCCAATTCTCGGTTGCCCGCCTCGGCAATTCTTTTGCCTACGTTTCCCGAAACAATCGGGGCCAAGCGCAGATTATGCAAATGGAAGGGTACATTCCCAAAAGGATATCTACCCATGCAGTCGAGAATACCTTAACAAATCAATACATTGATGACGCTATTTCGTACACTTACCAATTGGAAGGCCACGAAATTTACGTTACAACATTCCCGACTTTGAATTTGACTTGGGCTTATGACTCTACAACAACAATGTGGCATAAGTGGCTTGGCATGGCCTCTGATGGCACTTATATGCGTCATTGGAGTAATTGCGCTGCATCGTTCCAAGGCAAGGTTTTGGTTGGGGATTATTCCAACGGCAAAATCTATTCTTTAGACAAACTGAACTACACCGACAACGGAACAAATGTCCGCAGACTGCGCCGTGCGCCTCATTTGGTTACAGACTTTCAACGCCAATATTTTGATGAATTGCAGATTCAGTTTCAGCCTGGTGTTGGCACTACTGGTTTGTCTAGCCCTCAATTTTTTGTTGTTTATTTAGGTCAAAATTACACCATAACAAGCAATGGCACATTGACTATATTGCCAAACTATCAAGATGTAATTGGTCAGCCAATTGAGCCGCCAAATCCAACAACCACTTATCCCAAAGCAATGCTGCGGTGGTCTAATGATGGTGGTTCTACTTGGTCAAAAGAGTATTGGGTCAGCATTGGACAATTGGGCAAGTTTAAAAACCGTGCGATATGGCGGCGTTTGGGCATGGCCCGTGATCGAGTGTTTGAGGTTGCAGTTTCTGATCCTGTAAATGCAGTCATTGTGTCCGCTAACCTTAAAGCATCAAATGGGGAAAACTAATGGCTTTATCTAATACGCAACAGATCAATCCATACCCGCAAGCGGCGTTTTTGGATGCAAACACTAACCGTCCCACTCGGGCATGGCAACAGTTTTTCCTTAATTTGCTTAATTTTTCAAGCGCAACCACGGCAACCGCAGGGTCAGCAACTTTGCCCGCCAACCCAGTAGGATTTATAAACGTTACCGTCAACGGCAATGCTTATAAAATTCCGTATTACAACGTCTAGGATTAGATATGGCAGTAACTAAATTATCAAATTCCGAATTGGCCAATTTGGTCAAGCAATGGAAGCCATCTAATGAATGGGATTACGATCCAAAGAATAAGTATGCAGGCACTAACATTAGGCTTGGTGACGGAACGCTTGTTCCTTATGACGCTATTGTTCAGCAAGTTTTAGCACGATACGATCAAGACAAAAAAAATCCAACGCTTGCAGTCAAGTCAGGAATTGAACTTGGTATTTCTGATGACATCTTAAAAACCCTTCCTGGCGTTGATGAAAACGCTTTAGCCGCTGGCAAACAATTGTTGGCAAGTGGGGCTTTTAACCCAGGCGATACAGGAGAAGGACGCGCAGGATTTGTGCAGCCTGCTGCCCCTGGCTCTGACACTTACAAAGCGCGAATGGCTGCGGGATTGGATGCTTATGGTTATCCTCCTGCGCAAGTTGAAGCATTAAGGGCATCAGGACAATATAGAGAGCCAACAACGTCACTTGCTGATATTGCTCAAGCAGCACCAGCAGCAGCCGTACCCGCCGCCGGTACAACTCCGCTGTCTAACATTACTCAAGCAGCCGCCCCCGCCGCACTCGCTGCGCAAAAACAATATACAGATGCAGAAATCATAAATGCAATTAA